ACAAAAGAGTCTACATAGGTATCACTGTTAATCCCAAGAGGCGTAAAAATCAACACTTCCGAGGCTCTCTGGCGCAAGCGTCAATACCTCGACTTGCTGTTGAAAAATACGGAAAAGACTCTCTGGAGTTTGAAGTTCTGGTTGAGGGAGGTCGTTCTTACATTCTAGACTTGGAGGTTAAGTTTATCTCGCACTACAAAAGACTTGGAGTAGCTTACAACATCTCGGCAGGTGGTGAAGCTGGAAACCTAGGACTAGAGATAACCTACCGATCAGATGATACACCAGTCTACATACTCGGATTTTGGTTCCCAAACAAGAGGATTGCTGCACGAGCCTTAGCTAAAGGTAAGACGACAATCTATAGAAACCTCGGTAAAGAGATTAAGACTAAGACCAGTAAAGGCAAAGTTAGACCCGAACGAGGATCAGCCAAAGACTCAGAAAATCGAGCCAAATCCATGAAAGGTAAGAATGTAGGGACTTCTAACGGAATGTCTGGGAGAGTATCAGGTAGCCACCCAAGGGCAAGAAAAATATCTATCTTTGGAGTTGTATTTGATTCTATTGCGGCAGCAGTTAGGGGAACATCTTTAACAAAATCCATTATCGAGAAATCTCTTAAGAAGTCAAAAGACGGTTTCGAGTACATAAACAAATAAGGAAAAAGTAAAATGGCTAGTTCATACACAGCTACGTTCAGCCCGCAGGATGTAACTATTGTTATCTCTCAAGGTGATTTCTCACACATTGTAAGCGGATTCTCCGAAGACAGTATTGTGAGCGTAGAAAGAAACAGCGATACATTCAGCTTGTACACAGGTGCTGACGATACTAACTCACGTATCTACCAAGCCAATACATCTGCAATGATCACACTACCTCTACAGCAAACTTCTAACAGCAACGATATCATGTCTCAGCTTTATGAGAATGACAGAGCTTCTAGAGACTCCTCAGGTATCTTCACCCTAACAGTTAAAGATAACTCGGGACGAAGTGTATTCTTTGCCGAGGAAGCCTTTATAGCGGTTGTTCCAAACGCATCGTTTGGTAATACAATGCAGCTACGTGAATGGCAAGTACAGGCAGTTCGCCTTAACGCTACGTTTGGTGGTAACGCCAGATTCAGCCCAGAAGACGCAAGTTCTTTTGAGCAGCTTGGCGGCGTAGTCGAGGACAAGTGGAGAGTTTAATTAGTAAGCTCTTACAATCCTATTGAAGGGGGGGAGGGCAAAAACCCTCCTTCCTTTTTTTGCTTTCAGGAGAGGCATTCTATGGCAATTAGAAATTATTCCCCACTAGACGTGAGCGTACTTCTGGCTGGGTTCTATCAAATAGACGGATTTGTTTCGGGGTCATTCCTGACTATAAGCAAGGATGTTCAACCCTACAAGACAACAAGAACAGCCGATGGTACGGTAGCTCGTACTTTTATTAAGGACGATACTTATACAATAACACTTAAGATTGCATCAACCAGCCCAACTAATGATATACTAACGGGAATCGTTCTTGCAGACTCAGCAACACAGTATGTTAAGTTTCCAATCTTTATAAAAGATACTCTAGGGACAAGCCTGTTCTTAGGCCCGACCTGTTGGGTGAAAGAAATGCCAGACATGGAGTTCTCTGATGGTGTCACAGATCGTGTCTGGGTTATCCAAGCAACTCAATGTATTACTAACTTTGGTGGTAACGAAGATGCAAGTGGGGCGCTAAGAGACTTAGCTTTCTTAAGTCTTGGTGCTGCATCAACATTTTTATAAGGAGGCTAGGTAAATGGCTTTTGAAGTTCATACGTACAGCCCTTCCGAGATAAGGCTAGAAATCTCTACCTATCAAATAACAGGGTTTGACAAGATCTCTGTACAAAAAAATTCACCTTCCTTTACCTTAATAAAAGGTATACGTGGTTCTAACAGTAGACGTAGAAACAGGGACACATCTTGCACCGTAACGATAGATGTCATACAGACTGGCATGGTAAACGATGTTCTTACCGAGATATTAGAACAAGATTTAAGAACTAACTCTGCTAGGTTAAGATTAAACTTGACAGATGGGCTAGGTAGTAGTAATATAGTAAGTGAGGAATGCTTTATTGAAAGCTACCCCGAGCTGGTGTTTTCCGATAGTATTACCATGAGACGTTGGAATATCATCTGCTTATCTACAGACATATTCAGGGTTGGCGGCAATTCTAAACTATCGGGGAATTCTTTCTCTGATAGCGTCTCCAACTTTAAAGATAACTTTATTTAACATTGTGTGAGGCAATATTATATGCGTGAACAAAAAACAGTTACAGTTGGTGGCAAGAGCTACCTAATGAATCAATTCGGTGCAATCGAAGGCCTGAAGTATCAAAAAGCTCTGGCTCAGGTAATTCTACCAGCTATTGCAGAGATTAGCAAAGCTGGTGGCCTGAGTGAAGGTGAAGCCCTTTCTGTTGGCATGAGCAAGCTTGCAGAAAATATTGACAAGATTGATGAGAAAATGATCGAAGCTATGGTAGTTCGTGGAGCCACAGTAGACAGTATGGCAATTAACTTTGACACCCAGTTTGCAGGTAAGTACATGGAACTGTTTCTTCTTTTGAAAGAGATTGTCATGTTTAACTTTGGCTCTGTTTTTACGATGCTAGGTTCAGAAGAAGAGTAAAAGAATCTTCTGAATCCCCTAGCAGGGTTGAGAAAGATATTTCAGAAAAGTTTTCTCAAGACTCTAGGGTAATGACTTTGTTGCTATTTGAACCAAAGCTTTGCAGTCTTCACGAATTACAAAACACTTATAGCCTGACCGACTTCTATGACATGCTAGAGATAGTTGATGTTCAAAGAACACTACAAGATGAAAGTCGTAGGCTACAGGAACAAAAGAAAAAATAAGAGGTGATAGTTATGGCTGCTGCTGGTCAAATGGCGGAGTTTTTTGCTACGTTTGGTTTTAAGATAAAAGAAGGCGATATCAAGAGAATTGATAAGCAGCTAAACTATCTCGAAGCACGAGCAAGACGTATGAGCGAGGAGTCTTTATCCAACATAAGGGTAAACATTTCTCGCTTTAGTTTTCAGGCAGGATTTGATACTAGATTAAAGAAAGCTTTAGAAGCAAAAATGAAGCTTGCGTCTACTGGTGCTGCACCTATTATTGCAATTAATGATTTTAAAGTTAGTAAGGCAGCACTAAGAGCCGTATTGCTATCAGAAGCTAAGCTGGTTGAGATCAAGCTAGACAACTTTAAAGTAAGTACGGTAAGCCTAAGAGCAGCTCTTAAGGCAGGTTTTGCATCGAAGTCTCTAATACCTCCACTGGTAGTTAAAGATATTCGAGTTAACAGGGTAAGCATTAGTAACTCAATCCGTGAGGCTATATTAAAATCAGCCAAACCTATCTTAAGAATAGATGACTTCCTAGTAAATAGAACTGCAATAGCAGCAGCCCTGAGGGAAGCTACGCGAACTCTAGTTCTCCCTAAAGTAACACTTCCTCTCGATAGATTCAAAGTAAGTAGGGCAGCTCTAACCAAAGCTCTAAGAGACGCTGTAGTAGCCCAGAAGGTTGCAGTACCTTTAAATAGCTTCAGGGTAAACAGACCAGCACTAACTAAAGCTATTAGAGAGGCTCTTCTCTCGCCAGCCGTTGGGAAGATAGCTCTAACTATACGTGTTTTTAAAATTAAGAAGGCAGCACTCTTAAAGTCTATTAGAGAGACTTTAAGAGCTCTTCCAATTACCGCAATAGAAATTAACCGCTTTGACGTAGACAGGGAAGCTCTTCTAAGGGAAATGAGGGCAGCTATACGCTATGCTGAAAGTAACCTTAGGTTCCGCATACGTTCAGACATACTTCCTCCAAGAGGGCCAGCAGGAGGCTTTGGAGGTAATGGCGGCGGAGGAAGATTTGGTGCTGGCTTAGGTGCAGGTGCAGCAGCAGGTAATCTTGGTCGTGGCTTCATCCCCGGTTTGGGTGTTGCTTTTGGTGTTAGTCAACTTAACAAGATTAACCAAGAGTTGGTTGGTCAACAGTATGCAGCTCAAGCTGTATTTGGTAGTCCAGAAAAAGGTCAGGAAGGCCTTGCTTGGCTAAGAGACTTCTCTAACGAAGTTGGTCAAGACTATCGTCAACAAGGTCAGCCCTACATCCGAATGATTGCTTCTGCGACTAACGCAGGCATGGAAGTGGCTCCAACCCAAGATATGTACGCAGGTATCTCTAGATACGGTCGTACAATGGGTCTTGGTACAGACGATATGAAAGGCTCTATGAGAGCTGTAGAACAAATGCTTAACAAGCAACAAATCTACGCAGAAGAATTGAAGACTCAGTTAGCTGAGAAAATGCCCGGTGTTATATCTGCTATGGCGGAAGCTGTAACAGGGGAAACCAACAACACCAAA